TTTAGCCGTATCCATAATACTGGCGTTTAGGGTCCAGGTATTAAAGAACAAAGTTACTTTATTAATCGCTTCAGTTAGTGGAGGCAAAAGACTTTCCCCTATGGTTTCACCCACATTTCCAAATGCGATCTTTAGCCTATTAAGTGCACCAGTGTAGGTACTTCCAACCGCTGCTGCTTGTCCACCAAACTCAGTTCCCAATTCTTCCAAAATGATTTTCTGGTATTCAAGCGTGTTACCTGTTGCAATAAGCTGTTTTGCCAACTCCACCTGGTCGGTGGTAAAAGCCACGCCAACCCGTTTCATAGCGTTCATAGCCATGCTTGCCGCCGCCGTATCGCCCGCAGCAACGTTCATTGCCTTGCCAAGCATGACAACCGATCCCTGTAAATCTTGACCAAGAGCCACACTCATGTCCATTGCAGCTTGCATCGCCTGTGGAAACACATCCGACCCAATTCTGGTAAACGTGAGCATAACCGCCTCATTTTTCTTTACCAGTTCATCGTCAATACCAGACATGCTACTAAGACTATCTGCCAACCCATCAAGCTCTTGCTTAGTCATCCCGGCGGCATATGCAGTCGATTTCAGGACTGCTTCTAATTGAACGTCAACCTTTTCTGCTTCAGCAGCGGCGTCAACAACAAACTTAAACCCTTTTACCAAAGCGGCAGCCGCTCCTGTTAGGGCCGCCGCGCCTCCTATGGTCGACAGAAATCCCTTGGCTACGCCCGCCAGCCCTGTCTTAGTTTCACCCAGCCCCTTTTGTAGCTTGCTGGTGTCAGCGCCTATCTCTGCGTATAAACTCGCTATTTTCGTTGACATATTACCTCAATAGACTGGTGCTCGATTTCGATTTACCATCCATTACCTGCATCCATTCATGCACATCCGCCAGGCTAAGCGCGTCCACATATTCCAAAGTCCAGCCGGTCATCCTTACCAGTTCCCACCGCCAGTATTCCCATGGTAAACCGCCCTCCCGACCCCGACCTACCAGCCCTAAGTAGACGCGCTTGCTAAGTTTTTTGGGTCTTCAAGCGGTTGACTGGCTGCTTCACGAATAGCCCTGCCAACTTGCTGAAAATCCCTGAAGTTAAGTGCCTGAACCTCGTCAAGACTCATGCCAACGCAACGCCCAAATATCTCATCGCTTTTAGCGTCATCTGAGTGAAGATCCCACATCTCGCGCCACTCTTTTATACTGATCTTGGTCAGATCAACAACAATCTCACTCCCACTTGATAGTTTCATAGCGATTTACCAGACCGTATAAGAGGCGGCACCATTCTTTTGGAATGTGCAGGATACCTCGACCACATCCGAATATGGATAGTTCAATTTAGGACCCAAAACAATAGCGGGGTAAATCTCTTTTGACTTGCCTACCACAGTCCCTTCAGGTCCGATGGTCAATGTACCACTGATCCCTTCCCGGAGTGCGTTTGTTACCGCTGTTCCTGAAGCCTGGTACAAACCAGCATAATCGATCGTGTTATCTTTTACCGTAGCGATGTAGGTTTTATCCGTATCCGCTCCGGCTGTTACGTCCACCAATCCAATACTGGGGTTGGTGCTTAGGGTTCGATATTCAGTGGATAGCACTACCGTTCCACCTGAACCAGCCCAACTGATATACATATCTTTTCCAACTATGTCTGCCATAATAATTTAGTCCTCCTAAGACTAAGATTGATCCAGGCGCACTCTGTAAAATGCGCCAGCCGTCCACGTTACATTTCCTGATTCGTCTGTTTCAGGTAACATAAACTCCGTTTCTCTTGCCAGCCAGAAATTAGTCCACCCTGAAACTGTCAAGCTCCCTTTATGCAATATTGCGCTAATATACCCATCAATAGTTCCCGCCTGCGCCGGCGTGCCACTGTAGGCCCGCACATACAATATCTGCGAGCTTGATTCACTGGGTGTCATATTATCCGGCGATCCGAACTGATAACTCCATACCACATAAGGCAAGTCAGCATTTACAGGTGCTTGCCCATAGTAAATAGCCGTCCCGCCTAACGCGGTAGTGATAACCGTTGAGCCTGACAAGGTGCTGTATAAAGCGGTATTGAGCGCATTCTGAATTGATACGTTTATCCCTGTCATGGTTTGGTCACCTCTTTCATGCGTTTTTCAAAAGCATCCCGCTCTGATTCAACAGCCGGCACTAAAAACGGTCTCGCTGCCATCCTTGACGTTCCGATCTCATTNAATAGCGCGTACTCAACTGAGAACCCAACAATCGCCTTCCCTAATCCCATCTTTTCTTCCGGCTCGTCTGAGAAATTAACCGCCGGGTTCTTTTCTNANGCCTTCGCNTTAGACTGGTTAAAAGCATTGCTCTTGCTGGTTTTGGTATANCCACTGTTTCTCAATGCGCCGGTCTTCAATGGTGTTCCCTGTTTAGCCTTAAACTCCACATTGAACGCAGTTTCACGAACTGCCTTATCCGCCCGCTCTGGTNCTTTNTTGAGNATCCCGTCAAGGATGGTTGTATCAAATCTCANATTAGCACTCATCGAACCTGCTCCAGTACCGCCCGCCTAACCACATTCCAGGATTGCCCCANGTTGACNGATNCCACATTGAACGTGTAACTGCCCCATACAACCCTGTTATCAGTNGTCAGGTTGGTAGTCATAAGGCACGGAGAGCATCGCCCTCGGTGAACGGCTGGATTGCAACACTCGCCAAAGCCTCTTTTCCTGAAGCAAAGTCAATGCGACATGATACCGCAGTGCCTCCCGTAGCTGTTCCCCACGTTTCTGCCAACCCACCTTGACCATCGCTTGTATAAGCCACTGATAATATCGAACAGGTATCCGGCATAAGGTCTTCAATATCATCCCTCATTTGCCGTAATTCTTCAGCACTTAGACCATTGCTCATAGATCACTCCTGATCAACTTTGTAGTATGCCAGCCTTCATGAACTGACATACTGGCATAATATTGAGCCATGTCCAGGTAACTTTGTCTCAAAGCACCGCGCTTGATAGAGTGCCCGTCAGTGGAAAAGTCAAACATCTTAGCCACATTCGCCGCCTTCATTCTCCAAACATCAGCGGCGGCAGCATTCAGGTCATAGGTGCGCCCTGTCCAGTAATAAGCCGAGCCTGCCTGGTTGGTGCTAAAGGTTGCCACGCCCCGCGCATAATCCATAGACCAACCGCCAATAGTTCCGTCCACGTTCTCAATTTTGAAAACGGCGGTGCCTGATTCAATATCCCCATAACCAGCACGGTACTCAAGATAAACCACTGTTCCTGAAGAATAGGATTCAACAGGCTCAAGGTCGGCATGAATAATATCTTCACGGTGTCTATCTAATACCCGTTGGATCTCGTCATCATCCCAGTAGGTTATTGATCCCGCTTGACCTGCCACGGTCCATTCCGCAGTTCCGGCATCAGTCAGACCCCGAAGGGTGTCAATTAAGGTTGTCATTCCAGTTCTTACCATAGGTTACTCCTGACTAACTTTGCCTGGATACCAGGCTGTCTTTTACGTGCTTATTGACCTCTTCTAATAAGGCATCCGCATGGATAAGAGAGGCAATAACCGAGTGGCTATCATGCTCACTCCTTAGCCCCTCGAAACAATCCAGGCATGGGGTCCACAGTGAGCCGTCACGCATAATAACGCCTGTTTCAGACCATCTGTGACTTATCAACTCCTGGTATGTTGTCATTACCACGATTCCCTCATAGCCTGCCTGTAAGTCGATTCCCAACGCAAAGCCATCGCCTCTAAACTGTGATTNAAGAACACATGCGCGCTTGCGTAATTCCCTAACTTTTCNCTGAGTGCCTTATCTTCCATAAGCAGGGTTATCGCNTTTCGCAGCCCCTCTACATCTCGCNTTTTCACAATTAGCCCGGTCATNCCGTTGTCCNCCTGCGCCAATCCACCAGCATTGTCCGAAGTGATACAGGCGCATCCNCTTGCCATTGCNTCACACAAACTCAANCCAAATGTNTCTTCATAGCAAGACGGGAATATGAATATGCTTGCCTTTGATAGTCGCCTTGCCACATCTTTTCTCAGCATCCCAGTCAATAGCGCGGCAGTGTAAGGCGTTCCTGTCAATGCCTGCCTGAGAATGTGCATTCCTTTCCATTCGCCTGCCAGTGTTGACATGGTTGCGATAATAGTTGGCGGATCATCCTTATCTTCAGGTTTGAATAAATGAGTATCAATGCCCAACTCCACTACCGCGTCACACCTAAGTCCGTTGCGCCTGTATATCTTGGCAGTGTTCTCATTACCAGCCACAATAAATGACTTGTTGCAAACCTCCAAATAATCGGGATTGACATGATACCCGCATTCCCTTTGACAAACTCCTTCAGCGCCTGAGCATGACTTGTCACCGATCACCATCATCCGAGTAGCGCAAAATGGCCAGTAATCCTGAACGTGCCACACATGCGGTATATGGTTCGCCTGCAGGTACTTAGCCGGTGCCAATCCCATAGGGTAACAATGCAAGGTCATCAAATGGCAAATATCCGGCTTGAAATCGCTTATCGCCTGTTCCAATGAGCCAACCCCGTACCACCAGGCGGTTTCATGTCCCAAGCGTTTCAAGCCTTCTGCCTGGTCCCGCAGCAAAGTTTCAGCACCCCCCGCCTGTTCAGGCGGTCTTTTATCCCCGTGAATAAATAGGATTTTCACGCTATCGCCTCTTGATGCACATCCCAGCAACCAGGAACGGAGGTATAGCAAGACGAACAGCCCCAATCGCAGATAAACCGCTCTGTTGGTTTAGGTATCACTTTATCCCTGAAAATATTGCCCAAAGGATTCCTGCCGGTTGCCATAGCCACATTGCAGATAAACGCATCACCAGCCACGTCAATGACCCAATGATGGATGCCTGAATCACAGTACCTTACGACATGATCAATTTCTGTGCCCTCCCTGTAACTTTGATAAGGGATAAGGCTGCTAACCTGCACATTCCGTTTCCCTGCGTCCGGGTGCATCACGCGGTTCATCACCAAAGGGTATGCGGCGCGTATTCTTGCAATATTGGCGTCCGCAGCCAAGTTACCCGGATGGTCTGACACATTAATAAGTTGGCACCCGCCAGGATGCAGTTTCAGCAGCCTATCCACAGCCGGCGTATAAAGCGCATTGGTGGTTATTGCCCACCTTATCCCATGCTCGCATAACGCAGCGCAAAACATTTCAAGCNCGTCC